TGACGTTGTTCCTAAATCAGACAACTTAGACAGAATGACTTATGAACTGTCTAGGCAACTACTGGAACAAGAAAAACGCCTAACCTGGACAATGACTGAAGAAGATATTCAGTATCTTGAAATAGGTAACTATCGCGCCTTAGTAATGCACGGGGACGAAGTTGGCCGCGCAGGATTCGCTAGTCCCGCAGCCTGGATAGCCGCCGGCGCAAGATGGAAAGCCGGCGCTTACGCTAAACCCTTTACAGATATTTACTTAGGCCATTATCATAGGCACGCTCAAGAACCGCTAGCAGACGGCGTAGGCGCTATTTACTGGACAGGAAGCACAGAATCCGATAACAGGTATGCCCGCGACAGTATGGCCGTAACAGGACAGCCTTCACAAAGACTTCACTTCATTGATCCTTTGAAGGGAAGAATCACAGCTCAATATCAAATATGGTTAGAAGGATAAAATGCAAGAACAAATTGACAGAATCACAAAACTGACAGAACAAGGGAAACAACTAACTGCCCTTAGAACAAAGCTTGATGAACGAGAAAAGTTTATGCGCCTAATAGACTTCTCCGAACAGGTTGCAAAGAATACGCCTGAACAAACGCTGAAACTACTGAATCGTTACCTAGAAGAATCTTTCACAGAATTGGAGAAAGAATTTAGGCGGCTTGAAAATGAATGAAATAATCAATGTTGTTCTAATCATTCTCGCAATACTAGGAAGCTTGTATATGATAGCGGCCACAATTCTGTTATCCATATGGCCAAAGGATGATGATGATCTATATCGTTAGCGGCGCGCCCTGTTCCGGTAAATCAACCTGGATAAAGAACAACGCAAAGCCTGGCGCAATAGTTATTGACACAGACAGAATCGCTTTAGCGCTAACAACCGAAGGCACAGCTCACCATAATTACAACGAAACAATACGCTCACTAGCCGTCACTACTAGATCAAGCGCAATAAACGCAGCGCTAAAGTTTGCCCGCGTTACAGATATCTACATTATTGACACATACCCTTCTTCAAAATCCCGCGCATTGTATTCAAGATTAGGCGCGGAATGGATTCAGATAGATCCTGGCGTTGATGTAGTTATCCAAAGAATCAAACAAGAACGGCCTAAACACTTGCACGCAAGACTATTTGAAGTAGTAAGGAAAATATATGGCTGACTGGCATAACTCTAGAGAATGGAAAGAAGCCCGCGCTAAGGCTAAGAAGATACTTGATCCGCGCTGTATGCATTGCCACAAAGAACTTATAGATGGTGACTGGACTATAGATCACATTGCGCCGCCGGCAGTAACAGGCGGAATACCTGATCACTCATTAGAAAACCTTCAAAGCTTATGCCGTCAATGTAATGGTAAGAAACAAGACAAGACAATGACTAGGACAGACTGGAGAAGCGCGAGATGGTTCAACTAATAAGGCGGCGCAGGAAGCCTAAACACAGGCAAAAAACAAACTACTTAGGCTATTGGAAGGCTGAACTAAGATGTTTAGTCAATTGGCTGAGATACTTTAGATAATCAGGCCAAACGCGTTTTTTCTGAGTGATGACGAACACCCCGCGCAAAACTTTTTATTTTTACACAATGGTTCAAAAGTTTGAAACTAGACAAAGGAAACAAAGCAATGCTTTATGAAACAACTAAAAAATGGTTAGATACTTTGGAACTAACTATTGAAGCTCAACTGCACGCAGATTTAGCGTTAGCTTTAGCCGCCAGGTATGACGACAAAGGCGAAACTTCAACCGCCGGTGAACTTCGCAAAACTGTCAATGAACTAAAAACCATTGTTGGCCGCGTTGAAGAAGAATCTCCATTGCGTGAACTACTAAAGCGCGGCTAATGCTTTATCCCGCTAGATACACTAAACCGCTTTCCGAAAACTTTCCTTCAGATGCGGACAAACTGATTCAGATAGTGAATCTTGTTTGGCGCGATATGGATAATCCAAATTCGCTAAAACTTGATGAATGGCAGGAATGGCTTCTTCGCCACATTCTTGAACGTTACCCTGATGACTGGCACAATAAGGATCTTGCGGGAAAGCTCAGGCTAAGAAGTTGCGTAGTATCAATTCCGCGCCAAAGCGGAAAGTCACTTCTAGGCGCGATTCTAGGACTTTACGGCGTTGCAATGCGAACAGGCCAAACGCTTTCACTTGCTTCTTCGGAAACACAGGCCAGAATTATTTATGATCGCGTTCTTTCTACAATTATGGGAAATAGTGAACTTCGCGCAATGTTCAAGAAAACTACTGAACGGCGCGGAATTGTTTCAGGTGATGGACTTTCGCGTTATGACATTAGGCCGGCTAAAGAATCTGCATTGCAAGGCCTTCGCGTAGATACAACGCTTCTTGATGAGCTTCATATTACAAAGAAGGGAATGTGGACTGCCGTTATTCAAGGTTCAACTGCGGCGGAAGATGGAATTGTAATCGGATTGACTACTGCCGGAGATGCAAACAGCGAAACACTCATTGAACTTTATAAACAAGGCGAACGTGCCGTAAACGGAGATCCTGAACTAGAACGCTTCGGTTTTTTTTGTTGGGAAGCGCCTGAAGGTTGCAAGATAGACGAAAAAGCTGTTCTTGCTTCTAATCCCGCCGTTGAATGTGGCCGGATACCGCTTGAAAGAATTATGTCTGACTTAGCAACTATCCCTGAACACGAAGCCAGGCGTTACAGACTAAACCAATTCATTACAGGATCTTCGGCTTCCTGGTTACCTATGGAAGTTTTCTACGCTAACGCCGGTAACGGAATTTCAGACATAAAGAACGCTGTTCTTGCTGTAGACATAACTAGCAAACTTGAACACGCTTCAATTGTGGCCGCGAAGCTTGTTGATGGCAAATATCAAACTGAAATTGTGGCTTCTTTGGTAAACCCTTCTGAATCCGTTCTTTATGAACTAATTGCTACGCTTTCACGCAAACATTCTATTTCCGCTATTGTTGTTGATTCTTCCAGGTTGCCTAACTTGCAAAAACGTTTGAAAATGAACGGCTTTCCTATTTGGCAATTGTGGAGTAAAGAAGTAGCGGCAGCTTGTTCAACAAGTTTTGCTTTATTTCAACAGAGAAAAGTTGAATGGAACGGAACTGATGCCCTGTTAGTTTCTCAGATGCCGCGCGGAGTAGCCAAATACTCAGGTGAGAATTGGTTCATATCCCGCCGCGATTCTTTGGGAGATGTGGACAGCGTTACAGCTACAGTTATGGCGCTTTATGTTGCCGCGACACACCGAAGTTCAAATATCGGAGTTTTTTAGAAAAACACAATGTAACAGTAAGATAACTTTGTGGCAACTATCCTAGACCGCCTTTTTAAATCACGGAATAATCGCGCCGTTGCGCCGTCCATTCCGCCACGCTCAAATACTATTGCCACGCCTGAAGTAGCGCTTACGCTTTCACCTGTTTGGCGCGCTGTCCAAATAGTTGCCACAACCGCTTCTAATCTAGGAATCCAAACTAAGCGTTACGCCGGTTCTATGGATCAGATTATTGAAAACCCTGTTCTAGTGAACAAGCCTTCTCTTACTTTGAAAGCTTCCGCGTTCTACTACTCAACTTACGCAGATTTAGCCCTTTACGGCAATGCTTATTGGGTAAAGTCCTTTGATTCTCGCGGCCAGGTGAATGAACTAACACCTATTAGCGCACGAGATGTTCAGGTTGAATTTGTCAATGACAGAATCAATTCCCCTAGACAATACACTTACGCGGCTAACGTTTATTCAAGCGAACAGATTGAACACATTGAACTATCTCCACGCGCCGGCTTCAAAAAGTCACCTAGTCCAATTGAAACTTGTTCACAGGACATTGTGGCCGCTTTAGATCTAAGAAACTACTTTGCTAACTGGTTCAGTTCTTCAGGAATCCCTACAGGCATCCTAAAGACCAATAAAGACCTAAGCCCTGAAGATGGCGCAGTAGTAACGGCTAACTGGCACGCAAAACAGGCTAACCGCCAAATTGCTGTTCTAGGTAATGGTTTTGAATTTCAAACTGTTCAAATGAAGCCTTCAGAAGCCCTATTCACCGAAGTAATGAATCAAGTTACTCAGAACATCGCCCGCTTGTTTGGTATGCCGCCACGCAAACTAGGAACTGGCGTTGATGGAACTAGCGACACTTACAGCAACCTAACAGACGAAGAAACAGCCTACTTCCGCGAAACTTTACAGGCTTATACACGGCCTGTTCAAGAAGCTCTATCCGCTTGTCTGCCACGCGGCCAAAGAGTTGAATTCCTTTGGGAAGATCTAATTTTGTCAAAGTCTGCACGTTTAGCAATGTGGAAAGATGCTATTGATGCCGGAATTATTACACCGCAATATGCCGCAATGAAAGAAGGCCTAGATGGATAACCTAGAAATTAGAAAGTTTGAAGTCCGCTTCAATGAAGCAGAATCAGGCGAATTTACCGCGCTAGCCGTTCCTTACGGCGAAGAAGCCAATATTGGCGGACAGTATTTTGAAAGATTCGCGCCAGGCGCAATTG